AGAACATATTATTGATATATTTTATAATTGTTTGATTTTGTAAAATTTATTTATAACACGTTATATTTATTTGGTACTTTTATTATGTGTTTGTTACAACATCATCTGTTACAACATCATCTGTTACAACATCATCTGTTACAACATCATCTGTTACAACATCATCTGTTACAATACCATCCACTGCCACATCATCTGTTACAACATCATCCACTGCCACATCATCTGTTACAACATCATCCACTGCCACATCATCCACTGCCACATCATCCACTGCTACACCATCTGTTACAACGCCATCTACTGCTACACCATCGTGTTCTGTGTGTGGCTTCCTTGGAGGGCGTTTTGTTTTAAGTTTGTCTGCATTGTGTTCTACAAAATTTTTAAAATTATTTCCTCCAAGATATGCTGCGATTTTTTGCCACTCATCTACAAAAAGAGCAATTGACTGTCCCATAAGCAATCCATTAATTAATACTTTTCCGCTACGCGTTACACTATGATGAAATCTTGTTGGAGGTTGTGAATATGTTCTGTTAAGAAGATTAACCGCTACCTCTGGTTCAAGATCCCCACTGGCAACACTGTGAAGAAGATGCATGCGTTCATTGCGACGGTAATTCCCTTGGCGACGATTACCTGTACCACGATTACCTGTACCACGATTATTGGTTGATCGTCTTGATCTGCGAAAAATAGTAAAACCTGTTTCATTATTTTCTGTTACTGTACTCATTTATATAATTTATTATTAAAAAATTGCCTTTATATGCTTTTTAATACTCATTTGGACAAAGTTTCACATGAACGAGGATTCATTGTGATGAAGATTAGAACCAATCAATAAAACTTTAAGGATGTAAAAAATCATAAAAACTGATTTTAAATATAATATTATTTAATATAGTATATTAAAAATGTTAAAATTAATATCACAAAATAGTGTAACAAACTACAACATCGAACTTAAAGAATGCAACACCTACGGGGAACTAATTAAAAAAATAATTTCTACATTAAATACTTATATTTATTCTATTCAGTTTATTGAATTTTTTATGAAGAATTTAAATGAAAATACCGAAGAATACACAATAGAAATAATTACAGTAGGTGAAGATATTTCATTATTTGATAAATTTAAATATGAAAATATTGTTGAAATTAAAGTCTATGAACGAGAAAAAGATAGCGAAGGAAAAATCAAAGATTCGATTCTTATTGACAAATATATCAATTACCAGAGAGAAATTGCAGACCATGATATGGCAATACAAATGCAAGATGAATATGATTATACAAGTAGCACACCCCGGACAATTAGAAGAAGATTGCGCATGCCACCAACCCGTGGTGAATCCATTGAGGGTGAATTAAATAATAATTCCTCTGATAATGATGAGGCCCCAGATTTTGAAAATAATACAGATTTACCTTTTCAAATTCCTATAAACAATCCGAGCGCTAACTTACGTGCTTTTTTAAATAGTGTTTTATCAAATGATGCTTTTAATAATGCACAGAATATACATGATATAGGGGACAATGATGAAAGTGCTGATAACGAACAGTTAACTAATGGACAGGAAAATATCACAAATTTAATTAATTCTGATTCATTTAGATCAGAAATTAGAAATTCAATATTAAATGGATTATTATATGCACCGAATTCAACTAACCAATTGCTGCCTCCAATTGGACCAACAACAAACACAAATATAACTGAACCATTAAATTCTAATTTTATTGCGAGTTTATTTTCAGGTAATCCTTCAACGTGGCATCAACAACTTCAAAATCATATTCAAGAACAGCAAAATGCTAACCAAGAAGATATTAAAGTTGTTTTAAAAGAATCTGATTTTAATCAACTCCAAATTAAAAAATATGGAGAAATAAAAGATGATTCTAATTATCCGAAGATCACAAAATGTTCTTTAACGTTAGAAGAGTTTAAAAATGATGATAATATTGTTATTTTGCCTTGCAAACATTATTTTTCAATGAATATTAAAGACTGGTTAACTAAATATAGCCATAAATGTATGATATGTAGAGCAGAAGCGGGTAAGGGAACACCTTTATTGTAAATATGTAATAATATTTACAAAAAATAACAATAATAAAAAAAATTACTTTTTTATTATTTATAAGTATAAATTTATATAATTATAAATGGAAATATTTGATAAAATCAGAGAAAACATAAACGCTCAAAGAGAACAAGAATTTAAAAAATATAAAGTCAATTATGATATTGATTTATTTGATAACAGTGGTAGCAAAGAAGTTGATATTAATAAAGTTTCATACAACGTTAATAAATTTACAGCAAATATTGGAAAACTCCAATATTTAAATGAATTAAAGGGTAAAAAAAATAAGAATTATGATATTGGGACTGATTTATTATATGGCGATATAAATAATGAAAATGATAGAAAGGGGTGGAGTGATTTAACATCTAAAGAAAAAAAAATCAAACTAATTGATTTTTTAGATACAATTAATTTAACTAAGCCAATGTATGAAGAAATTATTAAACGGAGATTATATAAAAAAGATATTGAATTTAATGTTTTTACAGAAAAAATCACAAGTTTGCATTTTTTAAATTTAATTAATGATGAATATATTGTTACGCAAAAAATCAAAAAAAAGAAAAAAACAAAGAAACTTTTTACACATTCGTCGGTATAAATAATATATTCATAATAAATATATGAATACCACAATACTAATATTGGTCGCTATAATTGTGCTTATTTTATTAGTTTTTTTTTCAAAAAAAAACGAGGATGATTTTTATAATCCAGGTCATTTAAAATCCCTTGATCAGATTAATAATAAACTTAAAAATATTTCAAATTGCAATATAATAACAATTATTGGAAAAACTAACAAATATATTCCTACAACAACACCACTACAAATAAAATTGGATTTAGATAATATTACACAAATTGTCCTAAAAAAAATAAATTGTTCAAAATACAATTTTATTAATATAAATTATGGGAGAATAACATGCACTGACTCACAAGACAAAGTAAATTATATTTATGAAATTTTTGTTGCTGAAACAAAAGGAATATCAGTATCCTTATATAAAATGAATATTAATGTTATTTTATACAAAGGAAATAATATAAAAAAAAATATTACAACTGTAACAGAGTTTACAAATTACCCATTCAAACATTATGATATTGGTACTCCATCATTAGACCAAATGATTCCATTGCCAACAGAAGTAATTCCGACTGGAAATGAAGTATTAGGAACAAAATCAGTGAATTCCATTAAAGCAAATAAAATTAATAAATTATATATTAACTATGCAACTATTGAAAATTCTACATTAGTATTGCATCCAAATAAATTAACCCACAAAATACCAGGAAACAACGATTCGACATTAGAAAATTCAATTGTGGAAGGATTCGATTCAGGTTATATTCAACCAGCAATTGTTAGAAATCACTGGCCACAACTTGATAAAGAACCACAAAATAAAGAATACAATTGGCCTTGTACAAAATTACCATTTAGATGGAATAGCTTGGGTATTACAACACCCTTGCCTAAAACAACAAAAAAATGCCCAGGACACACCTATTCTCTTGATAAACCCGTTAAAGCATATCAGGATTGGCCTAATAGTGTTATGACATCTCAAAATATCCGCTCGGGACCAAATTATTGGTTATTTGATTTGACACGTGGTCTACCATCTTTTCCATAATAAATAATATTATTGTTTTGTATATGAATGATGATGAATGTATTGTTTGTTATGAAAAACAAAATGCCATAAATTATACCCATAAATGTGGAAAATATAAAATACACGAATCGTGCTTATATAATTGGTTGTCCTTGCACAATGATCAATGTATTACTTGTCGTGAAGAACTAAATACACATGATTTTGTATTGACAGATGACAACGGCAAAGAAATTAAATTCGATTTACCAAAAGAAATTATATTATCAATTCAAGATGAATTACCAAGTAATACACAAAGCACTACGATAAATTCATTTAATGAATCAATATGTGAACACAAGTGGAAACTTACAACAACAATGCTATTGTTGTTCTTAATCATATTTATAATTTTTATGAATTATTTTAGATAACGATATTTGTATTATTGTATCTTTTGATGCTCTGATAATTTAATTTTATGATTATTATATAAAGAATAAATATAATATATTATAAATAATGGGAAATAGTGCAATAGCACATAATAAAAATTTAAATAATAAAAACTCTAATAATTTAGAATTTGAAAAAATTAACAATGAAATTAACAATGAATTAGATGATAAATCAGATAATGAAATTAACAATGAATTAGATGATAAATCAGATAATGAAATTAACAATGAAATTAACAATGAAATTAACAATGAAATTAACAATGAAATTAACAATGAAATTAACAATGAAATTAACAATGAAATTAACAATGAATCAGATAATGAATTTGATAATGATTTTGATAATGAATTTGATAATGATTTTGATAATGATTTTGATAATGATTCAGATAATGAAATTAACAATAGAATTAACAATGAAATTAACAATGAAATTGATAATGAATCAGATAATGAATCAGATAATGAATTTAACAATGAAATTAACAATGAAATTAACAATGAAATTAACAATGAAATTAATAATGAAATTAACAATTTAAAAAAAATAGATAATTTAATCAAAGAAAATACAAGATTGAGAAAAAGTTTATCGATTTTATCATATTGGGTTATCGGATTAAATATTATTGGTTTTTGGGCATTGATAAGACTATAAAAAGTGATTATTAATTATAGATATATATTTAATAATTAATCGAAATGGAAACTGAATTTTTTTATGATAAAAACTTGCCTCAACCAACTGAGGTAAGATTAAACGAATTAAGAAAACAATTTAAACATTTGCTTACACAACCACAACCAGAGCAGAGAAGTGCAGAATGGTACACATTTAGAGAAGACCTTATTACAGCGAGTTCGTGGGGTTCTGTTCTTGGCAATAATAAATATTCAAACAGAGCAAAAGTATTACAAGAAAAAATCACTAAACATAGCACATTTAGAGGGAATGTCGCTACTGATTGGGGTCAAAAATTTGAAGAAGTTGCAACAAAGATTTACGAACACAGAAATAATTGCAAAATTATAGAATTTGGCTGTATTAAACATCCAACAATTGATTTTTTAGGAGCATCGCCTGATGGTATTACAAAAGATGGAATTATGCTCGAAATTAAGTGTCCTTATAGGAGAACAATTACTGGTATTCCACCGAGATATTACGAAGACCAAGTTCAGGGACAATTAGAAGTTTGCAAATTAGATCGATGTGATTTTATGGAATGCAAATTGGAGGAAATCCAAGAAGATTTATATTTTGTTTCAAATTATGAAAACAATTATTTTTACAATAATCTTGGTATGGAAAAGGGCATTATTGCCGTTTATTTAAATAGAAAAACAAAAAAATACGAATTTGAATATAGCGAATTGGGTCTAAATAGGGAACAATTTGAAAAATGGAAATCAACAGTTAAATTTATTAGCAACGATGAATACATAAATAATTATGTTTTTGTTGAATATACGTTTTGGAATTTGTTACAGGTTTCATGCGTTCCAATTTATAGAGATCAAAAATGGTTCGCGGAAGCACATCTTATTTTGAAAAAATTTTGGGAAGATGTTGTATATTACCGCAAAAAGGGGATTGACCAATATAAAAAAGATATTCAAAAGGAAAAAGATGCAAAAAAGAAAAAAGATAAAGAAGGAGAAATTTTTATTGATACATCTATGTTAAATTTTGTTGATATTGTAGAACAAAAAATAAAAAAAGTAGAAAAAGTAGAAAAAGTAGAAAAATGTTTATTTGGTACAGCATCGCTAACACAAAGATTCGGATTGTCTGTGTTATCTGATTGCATGTTTACTTTTGATAAAAAAATTCAAAAAAAAACACAAAAAATAACGGATAATGACGAATGTTTATTCTCTGAATATAAAAAAAAGAAACAATGTAATCCGGTTAAAACAAAAATTAAGAAAGAAATTGATGATCTGTGTTTATTTTCTATATAAAAAATGATTTATTTATTATTATAATTTCACTAATAAATAATAAATGGAAAAAATACTAATAAATAGAAAAATAGGATTCAATAAATTTTGTGATCTAATCAATGAACAATTTGCATATTCATTGGTTGTTTTATATAACTATCGTGATTATATGCAATATTTCGATCACTTTTGTATATGTGGAAAAAATATATCAGAGTATGATAAATTTTATACATCTGTACATATTAGAAAATGTTTGAATAAATTTGTCGAAAAAAAAGAACTTATTCATTCAATAAAAATTCAAGAAAAAATGTTTGAAAAAGAACGATTAGAATATGAACAAAGATTAGATATCTCAATGATTTAGATTATTGCAATAAAATATCTATAATCGCAAATGCTTGTTTATAAAAAAACCTTTATTATTTTTATTATATAATCTTTATTTTGTTGTGTTAAATATAAATCTTTTTCTTTAACTAATTTAATAATAGTATATGGTGAACTAAATATAACAATATATTTTTCAATAATACTTTTTTTTGTAGAAAAATTTAATAAAAATTTAATCATATATATATTATTGATGTTTCCTAGCAATTCCTTATAATTGATGTTTGTAATTTGAAATAAATAGTTATGTAGTTTAATATTCAAATAATTATAATAATTATAACTATTTGTTATATCAAGATAACTAAAAATTTCAAGTACACAATCTGTTGGTATTTTATTCATTCTTAACTCTTCGTTATATTTATATGATTATTATTTCTATACACTATTGCTTATAAATATTGTGCATGCAATTATTATTTAAAAATATAAAATCAAATATTATCAAGATGCGTGTATGTAAACGAAATGGAACAAAAGAAGAAGTTTCTTTTGATAAAATTAAAAACAGAATTAAAATATTATGTAGTGGGCTCAGTATAGATCCAATAATTATTTCTCAAAAAGTAATTTCAAGAATTTATGATGAAGTAAAAACAAGTGATTTAGATGAATTGGCCGCACAAATTTGCGCATCGCTTGCCACAAACAATATAGAATATGGAATACTGGCATCTAGAATTATTATATCAAACAGCCACAAAAATACGTCACCATCATTTTCTGAAGTTGTAAGCATTTTATATAACAATATTGATAATCGGGGGAAAAAATGTCCTTTAATTTCAGATATTGTTTATGAGATTACAATAAAGAATAAAAAAAAATTAAATAATGTAATTAAATATGATAGAGATTTTAGTTTTGATTATTTTGCCTATAAAACATTAGAACGATCATATTTATTAAGAGTCGATGGAAATGTTGTTGAAAGAATTCAACATTTATTTATGAGAGTTTCACTTGGTATCCATCTGTCTAATATTAAAAAAGTTATTGAATCTTATAATTATATGTCTCAAAAATATTTTACCCATGCAACACCAACACTTTTTCATGCAGGTACGCCAAGACAACAATTGTTATCATGTTTTCTATTAGGAACAGATGATTCTGTTCATGGAATGTATAAAAATATTGGTGATTGTGCAGCAATTAGTAAATGGGCTGGTGGAATTGGTGTTCATATTTCAAATATTAGAAGCAAAAATGCAGTAATTAGAAGCACGAATGGTAAAAGCAATGGGATTATACCGATGCTTAGAGTTTATAATGAATGTGCAAAACATATTAATCAAAGTGGAAAAAGAAATGGTTCGATTGCATTTTATTTAGAACCCCACCATCCTGAAATTTTAGATTTTTTACAATTACGCAAAAATCATGGAAACGAAGATGAAAGATGTCGTGATTTATTTTTAGCAATTTGGGCTTCTGATTTATTTATGAAAAGAGTTGAAGCGGATGGAAAATGGTCCTTATTTGATTCAGATGAATGTCCTCATTTAACTGAAAAATACGGTAGCGAATATGAAGAACTTTATACAAGATATGAAAGAGAAGGTAAAAGCAAAAAAACAGTTAAAGCAAGATTAATTTGGAAAAATATTATCGATTCTCAAATTGAAACCGGAACACCTTATATTTCATATAAAGACAATATTAATCGGAAAAATAATCAATCAAATCTTGGAACTATAAAATCATCAAATCTTTGCAATGAAATTGTAGAGTATTCTGATGATAAAGAGTATGCTTGTTGTACATTGGCGAGCATTGCCTTATCAAAATTTGTAGAAAAAGTAGAAATAAAAGGTAAATTTATTATGTATGGTAAAACAAAATGTAATTATTGTAAATTGGGAAAATTATTATTACACGATTATGATTTTGAATATATCTGTTTAGATGATGATGAAAAAAGGAATATTTTTTATAAGGAAAATGATATAGACAAAAAAGAAGTTCCACAATTTTTTTATAAAGAAAATGACATTCCACGTATATATATAGGAAACTACGATAAATTATCAAAAAAATTACAACCTAAATATAATTTTGTAAAATTAAGAAAGATTGTAAAAATAGTAATAGGTAATTTAAATAAAATAATTGATTTGAATTTTTATCCAGTACCGGAAACAAAATTATCAAATACAAAACATCGTCCATTGGGGTTAGGTGTTCAGGGGCTGGCAGATACATACGCATTAATGAGGTATCCATTTGAATCAAGTGGTGCAATGGAATTAAATAAATTAATTTTTGAAACAATGTATTTTGCCGCATTAGAGGAATCGTGCTTATTGGCTAAAAAAGAAGGTAGATATAGTACATATGAAGGAAGTCCATTATCAAGAGGTCAATTTCAGTTTGATATGTGGAATGTCCGGCCATCAAATATGTATAATTGGAAAAATTTAAGAAAAAAGATTGATAAGTACGGAGTTAGGAATAGTTTATTGCTTGCATTGATGCCAACCGCATCAACGTCACAAATCATGGGAAATAACGAATGTTTCGAACCATTTACAAGCAATATTTACAGTCGTAGGACACTTGCAGGTGATTTTATCATTATTAACAAACATTTAATTTCTGATTTAACAAAGATGAATATTTGGGGCCCGGAAATCAAAGAGCAAATTATATCAAATAATGGAAGTGTCCAAAAAATAAATGAAATCCCATATATTTTAAAAAAATTATATAAAACAGTATGGGAAATAAAACAAAAGAATTTAATTCAGCAATGTATTGATAGGGGAGCATTTATTTGCCAAACACAGAGTATGAATTTATTCTTTGAAGAACCAACACACGGACAGTTAACAGGTGCATTATTTTATGGATGGAAACATGGATTAAAAACAGGCTCATATTATATTAGAACTCGTCCAAAAGTACAAGCACAACAATTTACAATTGATCCAAAAAAATATAATGTATGTGAGTCGTGCTCTGGATAAAACAACTTCGTGATTCATTCCATTTCGAGTTAAATCGAAACAAATACATAAAGATTATTCATTATATTATAATAAATGAATAATGGAATATTTACATTTATATCTGCAACTATATTTTCGCTAATGGAGATTGAGATTGAAGGAAAAAATGGTTGGTGTAAAAATTTACCGACAACAAAAAATTTTATATCATCTTTTACATTATATCATGTTTTCATGAATATCTTTATAATGCTTATGAATTATAAACTTTATTCGAATTTATATGATGCCGTTTTCTATACAAATGCATGGTTTTTGATTGAAGATTTTATGTGGTTTGTGTTAAATCCGTATTTCACAATAAAAAAATATAAAAAGGAATTTATACCATGGCATAAAAGATGGTTATTTAAATTACCAATTGAAAATTATATTTGTGGTTATATAATGTGTGCAATGTATAAGTATAGTCCAAATCACATAGATTTATATAATTCTTTTTTTACAATAACCGGTTTGATATATACAACAACCTCATTATCGCCTTATTATCACAGATTTTATATTAGGAATCATTGATATTTTTATTTTCTAACTCTTTTACTCTTGTTTTTAACTCTTCTAATAGTTCCATTTCGGTCTCATGATTAGTATCATAATACCAATTATAAATAAAATTGATAGAATTATATCCAATTTTACATACGGTAAAACCAAGATCAATAGTTTCATATAGCAAATAGCCTAAAACCATTATATATTATAGCATTCGTTAAAAAATATAATATTAAATAAATTATTATTGTAAATGGAAAATGTTGAAAAATATTGGGAGAACACGGCAAATGCAAATCCTTATTGGGGCGTATTAACGGATGAAAAATACTTATCAGAAAATATAAATAGCGATAAGATAAAAGAATTTTATAAAAGTGGAAATGGCGAATTAAATTTTATGATAAATTATCTTAAAAATCATTCTATAAGTATTGGAGATTTCAAAAATTACAATTTTCTTGAAATCGGAACGGGTACCGGAAGAATTGCGCAAAATTCTATAAAATTCTGCAATAATCTATATTGTATTGATATTTCCGATAAATACTTACAATTATGTTCGAATGCACTAACTGGAAATTATACATTAGTAAATTATAAACACTTTTATGATTATAATTTTGAAAAAGTTAAATTGATATATACATGGATAACATTGCAACATAATCCACCACACGAAATAAAAAAAATTGTAAAAAGAGTATGTGATATTTTAGATAAGGATGGCTATGCATTTTTGCATATTCCTTTTGCTAAAAATAATTCAGAATACGAATACGTCGATAAAGAAATAATGCAAATGAATTGCGTTCCTAAAAATGAAATAATAAATATAATAATAAAAAATAATTGTTCGTTTAATATTGTGAATTCGAATCATTGTGGCAATGAATGGAGCGATTGTTATTATATCTTAAAAAAATTATAAAATATTATTATAATACCTAACCAAACTTTTATTGATGATTTTATATGTTCTTGTAGATACCTCATTGTCTCTCATAAATTGAACTAATGTATCCATATTTGGCTGCTTTAACTTCATTCGCTCTGTTAATTTGCATATTCCCTCGTACTTGCATGTGAATAACTTTCTTGCATTTCTATAATTAAAATTATTTGGAACTTTATTTTTTTTAGATAAATGATTTAATGTTTTTTCAATACATTTATATTTTTTTATAAATTTATATGCATTAACTGGACCAATCCCAGAAATTTTTGGACAATAATCACACCCACACAGGATACATATATCAATAAATTGTTCATATGTAATGTCCATCTTTTCTAATATTACATCTAAATTAAATTCCTTAACTATATTCTTATTTGAATTGAAATTTTTTAAAAATATTTTTCCACCATTTGGTAAAATATCCATATCTTCAGATAAACACCCTTTTACCATCCCACATCTACATAATTTAGCACATAATGTTTCTGCTTCACCATCAGATATAATATATGGAATACCCATATGATTAAATAATTCTCTTAATTTTTCAAAATCATCCCACCTAACACAAATATTTCTTTTATTTAATTTTGCATATTCTTCTTTTAAATCTTCTAATGTACATTCTCTCTCTAACTGGACCCTCCCCTCAATCAACTCTTTAACTTTAAATTTTTCAACATTTTTCAACATATCTGGTTCAACTATTGCTTTCTGAATTAATTCTTCGACTTCTTTAATTTTTTCATTTAATGTTATTCTTTTGTCTTTCCTCGACTGCAATACAGACTTCTTTTCTTCTGGTGGTTTTCCGTCAAAAATATATACTGGAATAATTCCATTTCTTAAAAATCTTATAATTTGTTTAATAAATCCTTCAATAAATTTATTATTATTACTATATTTGATTCGATACATATATAAACTTGTATCAATCGTTATAATTTCGTTCTTATATGTATTTAAATGTTTATCAGTTATTGCCTCTTTGGCATATTTTTCGATTAATGATCGTAGACTTTTAATACCCATGGTATAATATAATATATTATCTACTTTATAAATAATAATTTTTCCTTTTTTTATATAATTATTATAACAACATCATATTAAGTCTTTTTCCTTTTATTTTTCTGCTATTCGCGTCCAATAATTCATTGTATCGGTCGCTATTCGCATCCAATAATTCATTGTATTCTATTTCATTGTATCGGTCGCTATTCGCGTCCAATAATTCATTGTATTCTATTTCATTGTATCGGTCGCTATTCGCGTCCAATAATTCATTGTATTCTATTTCATTGTATCGGTCGCTATTCGCG